GGTTTCAAACCGGAAATGGCCGACTTCCCAGTTGCCGAACCAGCTCCACCTGAGTCTGTTGTAAGCGACGGGGAGGACACCTTTTTCGATGCCCCTACGGATCCTCAGAAGGCGGTCGATGGTCTCATCGAACGCCTCAATGAGTGGATATCCGTTACGGTTACCGAGGCCTGTAGGCGTTACTCCCCGTCGAAGTGGGTGACGTACGCTTACGATCGCGCTGCCTGGGTTGCCAAGACAACGTCCTTGCGACAAGGTCTTGAGGCCGTAGCCGCTTTGGGTGCCATTGCCTATGCCGCGTATAACAGTCTGACGGTCCTGTCAGCTCTGAACACAGCATTCTTTGGTACTCAGCCAACCGGCGAGTCTAATACGACGCGCAACGTTGGCGCCCGTAAGGGCAAGAGGAATAAGCCGATGCTTTCCCGAGCGCGTGCCCGCGCGGTTAAGACGGGCCGATTCAAGATAGAGGCGTCCGTTCCTAATATGGATGCCTACTTGAGTGTTGTCAAGCGTAACACCTACCTGGTGTCAGTGCGTGGACACACCCTTGGGTCGTGTCTTTTCTTTTCGAAGGATTGCTTCATGTGGCCTCAACACTTCAGCGATCGCATCTTTAGCCTCCCGGCCCTTGTGGAGGAAGAGGATGATGATCACTGGGAAGAGCTTGTGACATTTTCCGACCCCATTTCTACGCGCACGGCCTTTGTCCTGGACTTCTCCCGGGATATCGACTACTGCAGCATGAACGAGGGGTACGATATGTCGCTCTGCCACGTTCGAAACAACAAAGTGCGCCCGCACAAGGATATTCGAAAGATGTTCCTCACCACGGAGGAGGTCGCCGGCCTCGATGCGTACTATGATGTTTCTATGATGCTTCAACGATCGCGCTCACTTGTTGGTTTTAGTACGCGCCTTAGCTTAGGTGCGGAAGCGCAGTATGACTTCGGGGAGTTCAAGTATTCTTCTCGTGGTATGTCGTACAGCGCACCAACCCAGGATGGGGATTGTGGGACCTTCCTCATGGTCAACGACCCCCGTCTTGGTGCACCTCGTATATTCGGCATTCACACCGCGGGCAACCGTGGCGGCGCCCTTGCTGCCAAGATTTGCCTAGGCGTAGCTGTTTTCGAGGACGAGTTGAATGCTTTCGTCAATTCCATTCGAGACCCCTCTGACACCCTCGTTTATGATGAGGAGGGCCTTGTCGGAGAGGTCACCGCTGAGTGCGGTGATGTTCCTGGGTTCAAGGTAGTTGCTTTGCGCAAACAGCCTAGAGAGCCCACCAGGACCAAGATAGTGAAGTCACAACTTGCTCCCGCACTCACATCGGTATGGCCCCCTACAACCAAACCAGCACATTTGCAGCCTTTTAAGAGGGGCGACGAACTCGTCGACCCTCGTTCGAAGGCGCGCGAGGCTTATAGCCACGATGAAGTCTATATCGACTCCTATTCGTTGGCTCTTGCCAAGCACTATGTGACCAATTGCCTGATAAAGCGCATCGCCAGCGAACCTCACGCGCCGCGTGTGTTTTGCTACGAAGACGCTGTTCGGGGAATTGTTGGTTTGGACTATGTTGATCCTGTCAACCGATCCACCTCCCCTGGCTATCCTTATTGTCTGGAAAATGCCAAATTCAAGGGGAAGCAGAGATGGTTGGGCAGTGAGGATGAGGTTGACTTTGACTCCCCGGACGCGCTTGCGTTGCGCGCCCGTGTTGAGGAAATCGTCTCCCGTGCGGCTTCAGGTACTCGGATGGACCACATTTTCGTGGATGTCCTGAAGGACGAGCGCCGCCCCATTGAGAAGGTTGAATTAGGCAAGACCCGCCAGATCATGACCTGCCCGATGGATCTCCTCATTGCCATGAAGATGTACTTCGGAGATTTCGTACGCCACATCATTGCCAACCGTATTCAGAGTGGCATTGCTGTTGGTATCGACCCGTTTTCCGAGTGGACTACGCTGGCCCGCTTCTTGCAGGCAAGCCCTGATCACGTCTTCACGGCAGGTGATTATTCCCGGTATGATGGAAAGATTCCCGTGCCCATTGGTATCGCGGTCCTTGATATCATTGAGGCATTTTATGCTGGATGCCCCCCGGTAGACACCCAGATTCGTTTCATCCTCTTTCAGGAGGTGATCAATTCGAGGCATCTCGCCACGGGTTTGGTCTACGAATGTTACGGTGGAAACCCGTCCGGACAACCGCTCACCAGCATTTTTAATTCGGTGGCTAACCTACTCATTTTGTCTTATACGGCATACCGAGTCGGCGCTGCCGATGTTGATGGTGTTGCCGAATCCCTGTCGCGAACTCGCTTTCAGGTATTCGGTGACGACAATATCGTCTCCTACCACCCCGCGGACGCGCACCTTTGGGACCAGCAGGTCCTGGAGGCAGCGATTCCCCGCCACGTTGGGATGGATTACACCAATGAGCATAAGGACGAGCTAGATGTCTCCGCTCGTCCCCTTACCGCTATCTCATTTCTGAAGCGCGGCTTCAGATTTGATCGAGGCGAGTGGCTTTGCCCTCTTGAATTGGGCGTGCTACAGGAGACTTTGTCCTGGGAGCGGGACGGTGCGACACGTGATCAACTCATACGTCGCATTGAGGCCACTCTCAGTGAACTCGCGAGGCACGGGATGACGTGTTTCGGTGAGTGTGCACCACATATCCTCTCCGCGAGTCGTTCTCTTGCGGAATACGACCCTCAGAATTGTTCCTATGAGCTCGCCCGAGCCAGCGGATCTTCTTTGGCGATTTAGGCCTGCGTTTATCTTCTAATGCGGGCCTTACGACCCGGGCACGTCGTTAAAATGCGTCCAACCTTCGCGCGTCCCACCGCGCGCGATTGTATGGTTTATACCCTATTTTGTCTGGCAGATGAGCGCTGTTCTCTAAACTGTCGGGCTTCGGGATGAATGAGTGGGGCCTTAGGTATTTACCTTTACTTCTCAGGATGGGCCGGGTAATCCCCAATATCCAGTGAGCAGCACCAGCAGTCTCTTGAGCTCGGGACTGTGGGATTTTTGAGCTTTTCGAAGGAACCACTACAACACCCTCTGTGGGGTCAAACACAGGAATGGTTGAATCGGCGGGCTTGCCGACTTTCCCTACTGGCGGAGGTGCACCAGTTAGTTACCAGCGTTCGCACGCTCCGAACCACCCGGTTGCGGGAGGTGGCGGAGCTGCTGTGACGTCAGGTGGGATGAACCACAACAATGCCAACACTTCGTCACAAGCGACGACCGAAGTTACCGCAACCACCACTTTTGTCAATGACGGGAATGAGAAAGCGCAACTTGTGAGGCCCATAACTTTGGATTCCTCACTAGCCATGCCTCCCAATGATGACAATTCCATCGGCCTTTTTATGGCCAAGCCGGTCGTGATCGAGACTGGCTCTTGGACGTCTGCGCTCGGTCCGAACGCGACGATTGGTGTGTACAAGATTGGCTCGTACCTTGTTGACCCAGCTTTAGTACCCAACGTGTGGAAAAATAAGCTGTCCGGCTACAACTTGATGCGTGGTACTGCTGTGGTGAAGTTTGTTCTTAACAGCCAGCCGTTTCAGGCCGGTCGTCTCCTGCTGCACTTCTTGCCGGGAGAGACTAACTTTGCCGCTTACAGCAACACTTATGCGAAGCTGCACAACTTCACGCTTGCCACAAAGACGCAACAGCCCTGCGTCGAGATGGATATTAGCGATGGTGCTGCGACGCTCAGGATTCCGTATGTGGCTCCTACACTGTGGTTCTCGCGCGACAGCAAGTTTGACTGGGGGACGGCCTACGTCTCCGTCTTGTCACCGCTGTCTTCGCAATCCAGTACAACTGTCAACTTCATCACGTACCTCTACTTTGAGGACTTTGAACTCGCGGCGCCCATTTTCGGGCCTGAGATGGATATGAAATCTGTGGTTGTTGATGCTTGGAACAACGCGAAGCGTGAGAGGAACCGCACCAAGGACAGCGGAGTTGTCACGACATTCTTCGACTTCATCAAGAAGCCGTTGGATTTGCTCTCTAACGTGCCGGTCATCGGGACCGTTGCGACTGAGGCGTCGAAAGCGGCAGGTTCGCTCGGAAACGTGGCCAGCTACTTTGGTTGGTCGCGGCCCTACGATGTAAAAGGTGTCCAGGTTGTGCAGCAGCACGCCGGGTTCCGATCCTTTAACTTCAACGGGTCGAGCACTTCTGACGTCCTAGCGATGGACGCCATGAACCAGCTTGCTCCTATGTCGTGTTTTGCCGGCTCGGACGTTGACGAAATGTCCTTTAGTTACCTGAAGGGGATCCCGTGTTATATCAACAGGTTCTCCTGGAGTACAGGCCAGCTCTACAATGCTAACCTATATAGTTGGCAGGCTTCCCCACGATCCGCGTGTGAGGTCACAGCCGCCAACTTTGGTGATTCCGGCTCCAAGAACGTCTTTTCCTTTGCACCATTCGCGCATGTTTCCCGCGCGTTTAGGTATTATCGGGGCGGCATTGTCGTCACCCTGAAGTTGGTTAAGACCCTTTTCCACTCTGGCCGTATGGTCGTCACGTTCACTCCATCCCTTGTGAACGTCCCGACCGACGGGGACGGTCGCCCGTACGTCTACCGAGATATTGTCGATATTCGAGAGAGCGATACTTTTACGTTTACGCTCCCGTATATGCATCCAGCGCCTTTCCTGAACACAGGATTTACGCGCAGTGAGCTTGGTGACGACACCTTTTTCGGAACTTTCAGGATCGATGTCCTGAACCCCTTGGTGGCCGCTTCGACCGTGTCGTCTTCTATCGACGTTTTGGTTTACGTGTCCGCCGCACCGGACTACCAGTTGACTGCGTTACAGCCATTGTCTTCGCTATCTTTCGTCCCAGAGATGGGCGATATGACTGGAGTGTCAGGAGACGTTCCGCGCATTCAGGGTACTATCGGTGACGCTCCCGAGAACCCCGGCGGCATCATGCCGGCTGCGCTATGCGTTGGTGAGGTGTTTACCTCCCTGAAGCAGTTATTCTCGCTGCTTCGCCCCGTCGCTGTCGATTCGTACGGCGACAATTTTTCCGGTTTCGTAAAGGCATCCTGGTGTCCCTACTATCCGGCGCTTGTCAAACAGGTCAATACGACCTTCGACTACTATGTGCCGGTTTTCGCTTTCGACTACCTGTCGGAGTTTGGGCCCGGTTTCGCTTTCTCACGAGGTGGAGTCCGAATGGCGATTCCCGAGGCTGGCCCCAGCGGCCGCTCCTCTAGCACCGCGCTGCAAGTGACCCTCGTCACACCTCCGCAGCCCGTGTTTTCGCCAGAAAATTTTCAGGAGAAGCTGAACACCACACCCGGTGTCCTCGACGCTGCTCCTCTTTTCCTAGCCCCGTTGGCGACGCGGAACGTTTCGAGTTCCATTGTCGACACGGTCGTGCCTGCGTATGGCCAGACTCCTTTCCGGTTCAACTATGTGTTGACCGGTTTGTCGAGTGGCCAACAAACGATCCCGGCTACGTTCGACTCCCCGGACTATGTGCTTGCGACCACAATTCCTGCGAGCGATGTCGAGTTCCTGTCGACTGGTTTATCCCGGTCTGGAGCTGATGACTACGCCTGTGGTTACTTTATCGGCTTTGGCCCCGTTGTTCTCTCGAACACGGAGGCCTAGGTCGACGCACAAACTCTTGCCAGAGTATAACTGGCGCGGTTTTTAATCCGGCCCTTTCGCGCTGGAGGAATTTTACGCATCCTTTTAATTGGACCTCAGTGTCTGCCCTTTCACTTTCATTTATGTTGGTCCTCGAAGGGGCTTGCATTTTGAAAATTTTATAGGGGCGGACTTGTCCGCCGTTAATGAACGGTGCCTGGATGCACGCGACTCAGCGTGTGTACAGGAGTTTTATTCTTGC